GAATACATATGATTCTCTTGGGGCGGCGGAAAAACTAGAATTTGCTCCCTGGACAGGGACTGAGGTAGAGAAAGATATGAAAACGGGCAAAGAGACAAGAACAAAGTTTGTTCAGCCGGCTGACACAAGATATGGGCAATTAGACCCAACAAGACAAATGTCTTAGATAGCGGGGGTTTGCGGTGAAAATCACAAAACTACAATTAAAACAATTAATTAAAGAGGAACTAGGGAGGGTCCTTCTTGAGGTCGAAGAAGTAAAAGCGATGGCGCCAGTAATTAGCGCTATGTCTCACGGAAAGGCGATACTAGATCCTATTAGTAAACAAGCAGTTGCTATGACCCCAAAAAAAGCCAAAATTGGACCTTTAAGGCAGTTTATAAAAGACAATCCTGAAGCGGGCGATTATTTTGGCGCCGGTTCTATTGCCGTAAGAGAAAGTGATCCACCAATCGATCCCAAGTGGATGGAAGAAAGTGCCCGGGCAGAGACTTCGTGGTTTGTTATTAGGTACAAGTCTATGAAGGAGAAAAAAATTGCAGATGATTTTTTTGCAAAAATAGATCAACGAGCACCTTATACTAAAATAGAAGGTGGTGCATACTCGTCGATTGGTGTACATACTTTTGATGGTCCAGTTCAGAGTAAAACCACCGATATATTTAATACTGGAAATAATGCTGATAGAAAATATGAAAAAGGTGCTACAACTAGCATATCTCATAGTATAGCGAAAGTTTATTTTCACCCAAAAGAAACATTGAAAAATTATATAAAAGAATATGGCAAAGAGAGAGGTTATAGTTTTTATAAACAAACCTCTGATCAACTAGAAAGCATTGTTGGCAAACCAATACCTAATAGTGGGAGAGTGTATTTATATAGTTACTTGGCCATTAATGCTTTTGTTAGTGCTGTGCAGCACGGGAAAATGAATAAAGACGATGTCAAAAGATTTAAATCAAGTAAAAAACAATTGAATCTAGATTAGAGATAACGGGGGTGAACTGGTATCGACTAGGTATTGAAAATATAGCGTGCAAGGCTGTGTGAGTGGCACAGTAAAAACATTCAAAACTTTAACTGCTAACGATAACGTTACTTTTGATTACGCCCTAGCGGCATAACCACGGGGTGGCAGCAACCTTGTTAACCAAAGCTGCAACCAGAGTTTCCAATTTCTCCAAAGAATTGGTGGAGGCGCGACCCGAACGTTTGTCAGAGTTCATATAACTGAATAACCTTGTGAATGACGGTGTATGGAATATATTTAGGACCCGGGTTCGACTCCCGGCACTTCCACCACTTAAACACTATTTATTGTGTGGAAACTGAATTTCTGAAATATTTATCTCAATACGGTGTTCTTGGTTTGTGGACAGCATCCTTGTTGTGGGCAAATCATCAACAAAAGAAAGAGCAAAAAGAAGAAAAACTGAGAGGGGCTAAAGCCTTGGAATTCCATCAAGAAAAGATAATATCTCGTCTAGCAACTCAGGAAAAAATGCTTGAAGTTGCTATGGAGAAGATTGACACTGGATTACGTGAGATGCGAAACAAGTATCACGAAGAACGTATGAGTCGCATGCAATCTGCTCGTGCAGATGACTTTGAAGGTGTATTGAGGCGTACAATAAAGGAGCTACAGGGATGAAACTATTATTTGAAAACTGGCGTAAGTTTGTTAACGAAGATGAAGATAAAAAAGAAAAAATTGAGAAAGCGGTTGAAGATACTTTGGATGCTGAGGGTGGTGCTGCTGGTTTAGAGCCGCTAGTAAAAGCTGCACAAGAAATTGATCCGGATATTACTGAAGATGAAGTTAAGGAGATGCTGTCGGGCCTAGAGGATGTCGATCAGCACGAAAAAGGAGACTACATCGATACTGCACAGTTAGAAGAAGCTACTAGGGTCTTTTTAGAGATGAAAGAAGATCTTCTTGATGAGAAGAAAAAAAAGAAGAAAAAAAAGAAAAGGGATGCTTGCTATCATAAAGTAAAAGCAAGATATAAAGTTTGGCCCTCTGCTTATGCTTCTGGTGCACTAGTTAAATGTAGGAAAGTTGGTGCTAAAAACTGGGGTACTGGTGGAAAGAAAAAGAAATGAAAATAATCATTGAAAAAAAGAAAGGCAAAGATCCTAAAAAAGGCTCTGGTAAAAAACCAAAAGGATCAGGCCGCCGTTTATACACAGACGAAGATCCAAGTGATACGGTAAGTGTTAAATTTTCTACCGTGCAAGATATTAAAGATACCTTATCAAAGTCCTCTTTTAAGTCTAAATCACACAAGCGACAATCTCAAATAATTAACCTTATACACCAGCGGGCAAGAGCTGCCTACCGAAACGCCAAAGATCCCAAGGTAAAAGCCAGATTAAAAAAATCATTTGAATACGCTAAAAAAAGAAAAGAAGCATCAAAGAGGAAAACTCAAAGAATGAAAAAAGAATCTATCTCCATCGATGAAATGATTTTAGAAGAATTAGAAAATGTTTTAATTGAAAAAGCTTTTGATCAAATACTCGACGAGAAAGGAGGAAAGTGTCAAAAAGGTTATAAGACACATCCTACTAGAAAAACCAAGCAAATGTATGGTAAAACATATAGAAATTGTGTGAAAGCCGAGGAAAAAGAACTATCTGATGAAGACATTTTAATTGATGAAGATGAAATGGAGGAAAATCTGCGAGATTGGTTTGGTAAGTCCAGTGGAAAAACAAAATCTGGTCGCAGAGTAGGAGGCTGGGTTCAAGTTGGCGGCAAATATGATGGTGCACCCTGTGCTAAACAACCTGGACAAAAAACAAAGCCAAAATGTGTTTCTTCTGCAAAAAGAAGAAGTATGTCCAAGAAAGAAAGAGAGTCTGCCGCGAGAAGAAAAAGAAAAAAAGATCCTAATCCGGATAGAAGAGGGAAGCCGAAAAACGTTTCTACCGATCCAAAAACAAAGAAGAAAAAAAAGTCATGAAAATTACAATCAGAAAAAGCGAAACAATAAAAGAAGATGATGGCTGGTACGAGCCTCATATATGACCTGATGAATTAAAATGGCCAGGTGGGTCAGAAGTTATGACTAAGCAAAAACAAAAGAAAAAAGCCAACAAGGAAAAGCCTAAAATGAAAATTACTGAATCAGGACTTAAACAAATTATTCAAGAAGAATTGGAAGCAGTGATGCAAGAGGATGGTCACGAGGATGTACCATCTGCACGTCGTGCAATGCAAACAATTATTGAAGATGCTGGTCAAATGCTCAAGAAGCTTGATCAAATGGAAGGTAGTTTACCTACTTGGTGGACAAACAAGATGGCTGTTGCTTCCTCTATGTTAAATAAAATGAGAGATTATCTACTTGTTGACGGTGAAGCACCAGAGGAAATGATCAAAGAAGATTTGGAGGAGGAGCAAGCTTATTATGAAATGTTGGCTGAGGGCGAGACTATCGAAGAGGCTATGTATAGAGGCCGCAAAGTTAAATTAAATAAGCCAATGCGTGGTGATGTTAAAAAGTCCAAGGTCTATGTTAAAAATGCTAAGGGTAATGTTGTTAAAGTCAATTTTGGTGATAAGAAAATGAAAATCAAAAAGTCAAATCCAAAAAGACGTAAATCTTTTAGAGCTAGACATAACTGTAAGAACCCTGGACCAAAATGGAAAGCAAGATACTGGTCTTGCAAGGCGTGGTAATATGAAAGAATTATTTGAAAACTGGCGAAAATACATTATTCAAAACGGTGTTGATCACGAGTCAAACTGGTATATTTTAAATGAAGAGGAGGAGAGTTTAGAGTGCCCTCCTGCAACTCAAGATCTGGAACTTAATACTAAGAACAGAAACTCTGCAATTCAAGCTGAACATATACAATATGGTCCTTTAAATTTAGCTGATAAGGAATATTGGACCAAAGCAGCAGAGCACTGGAATACGACTCCTGATGTTGCAAAGAAATCTAGATGCGGCAATTGTATTGCCTTTGATATATCCCCAAGAATGTTAGAATGTTTGCCCGGGCCAGTATCAGAACCCATTGAGGACGCTGAAGGTAAGTTAGGATATTGTTGGATGCATCATTTTAAATGCCACTCTGCTAGATCTTGTTATACTTGGGCAGCTGGAGGTCCTATATCTGAAGACACTAAGTCTGCAGAATGGCAAAGTAAATCTCAATTTAATAAAGAAGATAGTTAATTTTATTTAAATTAATTTATTATATATGTTAGTATTATATATATTATTAGTTAATATTAGTATAGTGAGGAATTAATGACTGTAAAGGAAAAAATTAATAAATCTTGGAATAATAAATCATTTCATGAAACTTACGAGTCTGCAGACTCTGCAAGAAATAAATTATTAAATATATGGGCTGAGAATGAACAGCATAAAGGTATGCAAGTTAAAGTTAAGAGAATGTCTCAGCGTTACGTAGTAAAGACCAGGCTCCATCCAGACTTTGAAGAGCCTAAACCTATTAATAAGAAAAAGGAAAAGAAACGTGGGAAAGATAGCAGAAGAAATAGAGAAGCTGCAGCGAAGCGAGAACTTAACGCTGCCACAACTGTTTGAAAAATATCCTCATTTAGCTTCCCTACAATATCAGGAATTGAAGGAAGAGGGAAATTTAAATGAAGGAGACAGAGATAAAAGAAAATTACTTCTTGACTAATTATTGCCAGTGTCTATACTACACTTTATAAATTAAGAGGTAAGTATGACAACAAAAAAACAATTTTTAGAAGAAGCGGCACATTACCT